CCCCGCCGTTGCTGTGTACACGCTTGATTTTCTTGCGGGCGATTTTCTCCGGCACAGTGCTTTTCAGGTTTCCGTATTGATACTCAATCTTCACCTGCGCCTCGTACTACTTTTGCCCGGCCCTTTGGATGTAGAAAAAGCCCCATTCACACGGGTTTCTTTCCAAAACAGCTTTTACAAGCTCCTGCACCGTCCATTCTCCGCGCAGCTCCACAGCATACGAACAGCAGCAGTCGCCATACGGCCCGCCGGTGCAAACCAGCTTAAAATCCCGCTCCGCTTTCACGCCTTATTCCTCCTATTCGCAAATTGTTTTTCCAGCGGCTTTTCCCGATCAGTGGAAAAGGTTCCGCCCGCCGGGTGAAATCTTTTGACCAAAACACTTTTTCGGCCAGTTTTCCCGCCGCATTTCCCTCTCCAAAAGAGAGGTTTTTACACGCAAAAAATCCCGCCGGGGCAGGGGCGATTTTTACGGGATTTTTCCCGGCGCATATTATGTACGCGCGCGCGTGGCCCGCTCGGTCAACTCGTCTACCATCGGCACATCTTCCAGCACCTCGCCCAGCCGTTCCACGGCTCTGCCGTGCCAATTCCGCGCCGTGCTGTCCGGCACACCCAGCTTGCCGGAAATTTTTGTCCAACTGTACCCACGAATCAGCCGCATGATTATGACCGACTTGTACTTACCGTTCACCGCGTCCAGTGCGCCCCGGATGTTGGCCGCGTCGCCCTCCAAGACTTCCACCTGAACGCTGATCTCCTGCAGGCGGTTCTTCACGCCGTTTTCGATCACGCGCACGGCCAGCGCCTCGGTGGGGTTGCCGGGTGCCGAACTATTCGGCATACCGTCCATAGCAAGGCCGCCCAAGCTGTTATATTCATCTTCCAGCGCGTCACGCTCCCGTTTAAGCAGCTTGATAGCCTCCGGGATTCCCCCGTAATATTTGACGATATGCTTTACTGTTTCGCTCCGCATACCCAGCACCTCCATTGCCTGTAAGTCAGAACAGCGTCTTGCCGAAAACCGGCTCCGTTGCTCCGCTGGTGTCCACCTCCACCGTGTCGTGAATGATCTGCCCGATCTTCCGCGCCAGCACGGCGTACCCGTAATACTCGCCGTCCTTGGTACACTCGCCAAACTGGCGGAAATTGTTCTCGGTTTCTTCCACCACCACGGCCACGCGGTCAGCGCCAAAGCCCAGCGCCTTGTGCATGGCCTGCACATAGATTTTCATAACCGTGTCCGCCGCCTCACGCCGGGCGGCCAACTGCACGGCCTCCCGCTCCGTCTTGGGGGCAGACAGCGCAGGCAGCAGAAACGGCGGCATGAACCACCACACCGCAGCTACCAGCGTTGCTTTGGCTCGTTCCTCACCGCGCACCTGCTTGTCCAACGCATACTTGGCCGAAATCTCGTTGGCACAGTCTACGACGCGCTGCAAACGCATTTCACCAATGCCGTATTTGTCATAGATCGCCGCCAAAATGCACAAAACCAGCACATTTGCCGTTGCCTCCCAGTGATCGTCCAGCCGTTCCGCCTCGGTCTTGCCGGTACGCAAAAAGCGCCGCTGCGCCTGTATGGCAGCGTTCCGGGCGTAATAACTCGGTGTAGTATGCCGTCTTTTCATCCCAAAGCCTCCTGTTTTTCCACTTCCCGCCCACAAAGCGGGCAAAAATCAATGCACAGCACATTCAGCCCGCCGCCGTCGTGCAGGGTATCGGTGCATAGGCGCGGGTTGCCGTCCTCGCCCCACTCCACCCAAAACAACATACCGTTGGTGGTTTCCATGCGCTGGTGCCGCTCACACAGCGGGCACGGGCGCTTTTCTTGGTTTTTCATGGGTTCAGCCCTCCTTTGCCAGCTCTCGCCAGCGTTTCAGGTCGTCTTTGTCCTCTGCGGTGATGATCTCGGTAAATTTCCACCCCGCCGGGCGGGCGATCTGCTCCAAGAACACCCGCCGCCGCACAGGGTAGTCACGCTGCATACGCCGGACAAACTTGCTCTTGATCTCCACGATCTCAACGGTGCCGTCGGCGTATTTCAGCCGAAAGTCCGCCGTGTAGCGTATGGGGCGCAGCTTCATGGTGCCGTATTCACCCGCCGGGAACAGCGGGAACGCGGGGTGCTGCTCACACTCCACGATCTCGCCCCGCGCCATCTTTGGCAGCACGGTTCCCGTGTAAAATTCATACTCGCCCCGGCTGTCAAAATCCCTGCCTGCCGCCTTGGCCTGCTTCACCGCCTCGGCCAGCGGGTCAGCGGCGCGGCGTTTCCGGGCGGCAAGCTGCTGTTCTGCCTGCGCACGGTAGCGCGGTGGCAGGTCGTCCAACTCTATGTTCACGGCTGTGCGTTCTCTTTCTGCTCTGCCCGCATATCGGCGGCATGGAGTGCATAGACAAGCGGCGTTGCGGCCATAGCGGCGGACAACACCTTGCTCCCGCCCTTGGCCGCGTCGTCATACGCGCCCATGTGCCAACGGATAGCCAGCGCCTCGGCGTCGGTCAGCGGCATAAAGCGCTGCACCAAAAAGGCAGACTTCTCCCCGTGGCCGAACGGGAATTTTTCACGCACGGTATAGCAGGGCACAGCTTCCCACTTGCCGTCGCTGTTCTTCTGATTTCTTGTGCTTTGGGCATAGAAATCCGCCTTGCAAATGTCATGCAGCAGCGCCACAACGGCATATGTTTCCGCCGTGGGCACACCCGGCACCCGCCCCGCGCCGATCAGCTCATAGTACACATTCAGGCTATGCTCCACCAGCCCGCCGGGGTAGCTGCCGTGGTAGTGGGTGCTGGCCGGTGCCTCGAAAAAGTCCGTGCTTTCCAGCCATTCCAGCAGTTCCGCCGCACCCGGTCTGTGAATCTGTGAGGTGAAAATCTCAATAAAGCGTTCCTTGTTGTCCATAGTCGTTACCTCCCAACTTCTGCAATCCCGTACACGCTGTCAACCTCCTGCTTGGTAATATTCCGGCGTTTCAGCATGGCGGTGATTTCCTGTTTCTGTTCTTGGTAGACATCTTCATACACAAAGAAATAGCGCAGCTCCGGGTTGAACATTGACCGCAGGCTCAAACGCACAACCGTGTGTTCGTCAATCTCCATCGGAACCACATACACGGCAATTTGCCCGGTCTGCCTGTTGACTTCCCGGCAAATCACGATAACCTTTTTCATGTACAGCATAGGCCCGTGCCCCTTTCTTATCTGTTCATTCTCGGCGTGACCTTGCGCCCCGGTGTGCCGTGCCAGCACTCCGCCCGGCGCATAATCACGGTGGTGTGCCGCCATCCGGCGTTGCTTACTCTCGTTTCCACCCGGTTCATGGTGTAGCCGGGGTATTTGCGCTCCCAGTACGCCACATCGTCGATGTACAGGGTGCTTGCCTCGTCCAGCTTCTTGCGGCTCCACTTGGTATCGTTCGGCGGCGGTGTTTTCGGCTTTTCAAGGCCACGGCTCTGCCGCCAGCTCCGGGCGCACCGCTTGTTCTTGCTGATGTATCGCACAAGGCTTTCTACACTGCCGTGGTCAACATCCAAGTATTCGCAGCGAGTAAAGCCGATCTGCCCGGCCTTGTCTGCCCATAGTTGTTCCAGCACATCACGGGTCAGGCCGTCGGTGTGCTGTATGATCGCATGGTGGTGGTGCCGCCCGCAGGCTGTGCCATCCTCCTGCATGGTGCAATACTCGGTGGCCGCAACCCACTTGGGGCGCTGTACGCCGTTCTTATCGCACCAACGGTATAGGCGCTTTATGTAGTTGGTCAGGTCGCGGTCAGCCTTGGCCGTGTCGCCCGGCTCCGGGTGGTGGTCGTCGTCATAGGTGCCCGTCCACGAAAAATCCCCCTTGCCGAAGTTGGCATTGACAAGCTGCACATGGTAGCGCTTGGCCCTGTTGTCGTTGTAGGTCTGCTGCGCAAGGGTGCTGGCCTCCTTGCGCTTGGCGCGGCGGCTTGCCTTGTGCTGCTTGGGTGTCACAGGGTATAGATCAACCTCCATGTAGGGGGCGGTGGCATAACTCTTGCCGCAGATGTGCTTTTGCTCTCTGTAATAGATCGACTTCACAGCTTTTGCCCCTCTCCCAAGGTGGTTACTTCCCATGCGGGGGCTACACCCCCGCACCCCTGTATTATTTTCTTCTTGCTGGAATACCACACTCTGCTCCGCAGGCAAGGGGAAACACCGGGCGGCTCTCTTTCCGTCCTGCTGTTGGTCAGGCAGTGCCCGCCGCCCTCGTTTCCCCCTTGACCCCTTTCCCCGGCATTTCTGCCGTGGTGCTTAACTTAATGCTGATATACCAGCCCCAAGCCGCCCAAGGCGGTATTTTTTTAGCCCGCCGCAGCACGGCAAGGCTAAAAAATCAAGCAGCCGGGCGGGGCACAATCCCGCTCCACGCCCGGCCTGTAAGGCTTATTCTGTTTTCGGCTCACCCGTCATAGCACCCACACGGCGCACCGCATAGGCACCCGCCCGGTGCTTCCGGGAAAAGATCGTCAAAAGTCAACTGCGCTTTTTCAAGCTCCTGCGCTTCAATAAATTCGTCGTGGTAGCTTTCCCATGACCACTTGCGGCCAAGACCTTTAATGCTGGTCAGGCTGTCCGCCGCGTTGTGTTCCATGTCAACCGCCCGCTGAAATAGATCCGGGTTGTTCTCCCACAGCGCTTGAATTTCTTTCTTTTTCATCGACGGGCAGAAATAGCAGCTCGACTTGCCCGGCTTTGGCAGCCCGGCCCGCTCGATCACGCGCACACATTCGGCTCTATCCCAGCCCCATTCATAAAGCGGGTAGTGCTTTTCATATTTCTTGTCTGCCTCGTCATTGGCAGCGGCGTGTTGAATACGGCGGGTTTCGCCCGCGTCATAGCCAATGTACTTGTTGACGCGCCCACCGCTTTTCCATACCTCCACGCATGGCGGATAGTGGTTGCAGAATTTTTCCTGCGTTCCGATCTTGTGCTTCAAAGAACACTTCTTGAATCCGTAGGCGATAGAGGGCAGCGTGTGCGAACGGAAACATTCTTCCTCCAAGGTCAGCCGGTTTCCGTCCTTGTCGGTATAAAATACCGGCGTGATTTTGGGTAGGCCGTGCTTGTCCAGCCAAGCATTGAACACCCGGATAAACTCATAGGTGTGCGGCTGTTCGCCGCCCGTGTCCGCAAACAGAATAAGATCAATCGGGATTTTGTGCAGATACATCCCGATAATCATTGCGGTGCTGTTTGTACCACCGCCGAAAGAAACAATGTTCATTCAGCCGTGCCCTCCATTCCGATCTGCTCCGCGTCCTCGTCCTGCTTGTCCGGGTCTGCCTCGTCTAAAGCCCGTTCCTGCTCCCGCATATACTGGCTCACACAGGCGCTTTCAAACTCGCTCAAATCCTCCAAGAACTGCTTGGTTATGATCTTCACGGGCACAAACCCGGCCAGCACTTCAAACCCGTCTTTGATAACCACATACGGCGCACCGCCAGCGGTCTTGCGCACAACGGTCTGTATGTAGTCGCTGTTCTTGACCACATCGGCAATGGGTGCAATCAGCGCGGAATCGTAGAAGATCAGCTCCCCGGCGTTGCCATACATAAGGCCAACCAGCCCCATGCCCTTGTAGAACATTTCCAGCGGCACCCGCCGCGCCTCCTGTTCCAGCGGGTCAGCGTCCGTCAGGTTCACGCCAAAGTCCGCCCCTGCGGTTTCGGCGTACTTCTCGTCAAAGAACATTTTTTCCCACGCCTTGCTGTCAATGTCCAGCACTGCGCCTACCTGTTCCTTGCCCTCCATTTCGGGCAGCTCCGTGGCGTTGTACAGCGCCAAGCGGGTGCCCAGCCAAATGCCGCTGTCGTCCGCATGGATTACCATGCAGTAGCTTTCGCTCTTGGCTCGTTTCACAAACTTGCTCAACTTCATGGCGCGGCTCCTTTCAGCCCAGCAGGCACAGCACACACAGCTTGATAATTGCCAGCGGCCCCAGCACGGCGGCGATTGCCCACGCAATGCAGGCAAAGATCACCAGCAGGCCAACCAGTGCGGCGAAAATAGCTTTCAAAACTTCCATAGTGCCCTCATTTCTCCGCCGCGCTATCGCTTGGCGGTCAGTGTTTCAGTGTCCGGCGTTTCAGTGCTTCTTGAAATAAGCGGAACGGCCCCCGACGCTGCCGTAGGCACTGGAGCGCGGGTTGCCCAGGCTGGAATAGAACACCCCA